GGAAAATTATTTGGATTGAATACATCTCCAGAGTTTAAATATACGAGACAAAGTGATGATCCTTATTGGTCTAACTTTAGAACATATTGTTGGTGCGTCGTGTTGGACGATGCAGCTTTCATGAAACCTGAGATTGCTACAAATGGAGATCCTTCCGTGATGGAAGTGATCAAAATACGAAATAATGTTGTATATGTTACTCCACAAGCTGAGTTACAGGACAAGGGGAATGTACCCATGCGATGTAATTTATTCTTAGCAACAACTAACTCAGAGGATATTAATGCTCCACATTATTTCAGTTGCCCATTGGCAGTGCAACGTAGATTTCCATTTGTTATTAATCTCACGGTTAAACATGAGTATGGAAGAGATGATTCACGAGAGATGTTGGATTCAAGCAAAGTACCAACCACTACTGTAGGACAATATCCAGATTTATGGAACATTGTAGTTAAAAAAGTTGAGGCAAACCATCTTGATAATAATCAAGCGATCTTGAGAGAAATTTGCCAGTTTGATAATATTGATGAATTCTTAGTTTGGTTCGGCAAAGAGAGTATTAAACATGAGAAAGAACAAGATCAAATGGGAGCTTCAATTGACGTTTTACGTCAAAACAATGTTTGTAAAAAATGCTATTATGTTGAAAATAAATGCAAGTGTGTTGAATTGCAAAATTATGAAAATGAATTCTATAAAGATACCACTTATAGTTTAATGACAAGAATTATATTTTTCACATTAAGCATTTTTACCACAGTATGGTTTTGCACGCGGAATTATAAGATGTTAGCTCAAAAGACAAATGATTTAATAAGCACAGTATACTATCTCATAAAGTTGCATCGATTGAAGGTGCAATGGATTGGTTATTCTGGATATCTGAGAAAATTTAATTTAAAATATAAAAAACAAGTTGCAGGTGTATTAGCTCTTATTGGAGCTGTATACTTTGTGACCAAACTTATAAATAAAAATAAAAAATATAAATTCTCAGAACATGGATTGAATGAATCAAAAGTTAGCGTAACCACTCCAAAATTTGAGAAAAGTGAGGAAGAAAACGTTTGGTACAATAAAACAATTGAGTTAGTGCCAAACGATCTTCCTAAGGCATCAAAATCAGTGAATGATATTAATCAATTCAAAAGTTTGATCAGCAGAAACACAGCATTACTACGCATTTCAAATGAAGAAATGAACAAAGTTAGTGATGGTCAAGCCTTCAACATATATGGTAATATTTGGGTAACCAATATGCATAATGTTGAACGTGTTAATGCAGTAGATACTGTTTGGTTAGAGTTGATACGCACAAATGGTATGGGTGTCAACAATAATATCAAATGTAGAATTGATCCCACAATGCTTCGGCAAATTCGTGGCACTGATTTAGTTGCTATCACAGTCTTAGCTTCACCACCAGGAAAAAATTTTTTAAATTTTGTTGCTGATGGTAGCTTGGCTGGTGTGCACGAAGGTTATTACGTCTTTAGAGATAAACAAGCAAAGGTGTATTATAAAAAGGTTTCCAATATTAAGATTGGTCGAACTGCTATAAAGGAGAGTTGGAACGTGGCACCTGGTTATGTGGGTGTGCCCAATGAAGATACAATTAAAGGCGAGAGCGGAGGTGTGCTAATTTTAGTAACTCCGCGAGGACCGGCGTTAGTTGGACTGCATCAGGCAGGATGTCATAGGGCTAGTGTCGCTGTGGCATTTTTCAGGGGTGATTTTCCTGATAAAAAGATCTCGGAGGGAGATCTACAATTGGGAGCTCAAGGGCATGAGAGGACTTTAGGTGCTCTTCATCCTAAGAGTGTGCCCAGGTGGGTTGAAAGCGGAACATGTAATGTTTATGGTACATTATCTGGGTTCCGACCAAAACCGAAAAGCTCGGTACAAAAATCACATATTTGTGATACAGCTGTAAAATACGGTTATACCGTAGAACAAGGGGCTCCTGTAATGTCAGGATGGGAGCCTTGGCATATAGCTTTCAAGCCAATGGTCAATATGCCAAAAGGATTCAAATATGAGGACGTAGCTAAATGCACGGATGCTTTTATTAGAGATGTGCAACATTTGGATTTAAAATTAGGATACCTCAGTCTATATGAATCCATAAACGGGATCCCTGGTGTCAAATATATAGATGGCATCAATAGAAATTCTAGTATGGGGCACCCCTGGTGTTCCAGTAAAAAGAATTTTCTAATACCTGATCCCACAGAAGACAATCCTGATGGAGTTAAGTTTCCTGACGAAATTAATGAAAGGATTGAAGATATCGAACGAAGATATCTTAACGGTGAAAGTTGTAAACCAATTTTCACAGGGCATCTTAAGGATGAACCTCGCTCATTTAAGAAGATTAAAGAGAAAAAGACTCGTGTTTTCGCTGGGGCTCCAATTGATTGGAGCATAGTGGTTAGGAAAGCACTATTGACATTTGTCAAAGCTTTCCAGGAGAATCGTGAGGCTTTTGAAGCTGCTCCAGGGTTGAATTGTCAATCCATGGAGTGGCACAATCTCTATCTTCATATGACACAATTTGGAACCACAAATTTTGTTGC